GCTCATAATGCTGGACCGCTTCACTACCATACAACCGTTCATCCACAGTTGTAACTGTTACATATCCATGGCTTGCTTTCAACGCTGCCAGTGACTTTGACATGGTTTCCTGACTGCTGCAGTCTATTTCGTCTTCAACGATACCTTTTACAGCCAGATCCTTTCCCTGGGTAAACGTAAGTGGATTGCAAAGACTTTCCAGCGGGATTACCAGAAGAACTGACGCTGCATCACGCTGGCCTGTTTTTAGAAAAGTAGACTGCCTCACATCTTCCCAATAAACATCTTCAACCGGTATCCGGATGTATCGCATATCCTTGCCGCATTTGTGGTATAAATACAAGGTTACATCTGCATTAGTAAACATCAGCACACCCCCTGATAGCATAAACCGGTATTTTCCAGCCATTTCTTAACGATCTGGTTTTGCTTCCTTATGGCAGCTTCTGTTAATTCCTGCGAAGATCCATAGGAAGCCGAATAAGTTCCGATCTTTTCAGAAGTCTTTCCGGATGCATTTTTTTCCGTCTTTTCCTGCCGACAGATAACCTCTGCCAGTTCACAGCAGCATAATTTTGCTTCTTCCGGAACATCTTCCATAATCGTCAGCCGTCCGAATGTATACTGATCCATGATCTGGCTTGCCTGTCTGGCATAAAAAGGAAAACCGGAGCTGATGGCCGCTTTCCTTCCAAGAAGATATTCATTTTTATAAAACTCTTCATCTGCATAAACCATCAGCTTTTTTCCTTTCTTTTATCACGCATTTTTGATAAGGGTTACATCCTTCGTTACTGCAGATGCAACCACCGTTACGGTCTCAGTGATCTGACTGTATCCGGTCTTTTTGATCTTTGCCGGATATGTACCAGGTCGCAGGTTAAATACTGCTTCGCCTGACGCATTGGTCTTTAATCTGGATCCATTTACATCTACAATAGCACCTTCAATTGCTTCCGGACTTCCTGCGTTATCCTTTACAGTAAAGGTTACAGTCTGAGTAGTTACCGGTGTTGCCGGTTCCAGATAAGCAAACGGGCAGCCTACACGGTCCTCATCCATTCTGGTTGCCGGATTTGGAAGAGCCCAACCCATACGAAATACAATACGCAGAGCTACCATATCCTGCTGAGCCAGGTTATAAACGATATCCTTAGTGATCGGATCCTGGATAACTCCCTGGTCAAGGATCTTTACAGTAACGTCCTGACGAATTGCATATACCGCCTGCTTAAAATCACCTACGATTAGTTGAGCAATGCTGTTATCATAAGCACCGTTCTGCGGGAAATACATAGGCGCACCGTCCAGTGCGTAATTAGTGGATCCCTGCATGTCGCTCTTAAAAATCGGTGTTCCGTCCGTTGCCTTGATGCCTCTTAACTTTGCTCTCATACCCATGGCTGCCAGAGCGCCAGTTGCCATGTAACCATCCTCTTCAACTTTGGAGATCACGCCATTCTCTCCCAGAAGCAGGTTGTAATAATCCGGAGTAGATCCAGGTGCTACGTTGTTGCCTGCCTGACGTGCCAGGGTGATGATATCGTTCTGCCATACTCTCGGGCGATTTACACCGAAGATGATCGCAGAGTCTACTCTCTGGCCGATTGCTTCATTTACTCTTGGAGTGATCTCACCAAAAATATCAAACTCCGCATCATCTAATACTGCCTCTGGGATCGGCACGATAACAGCCAGCTCAGCTGCATCCAGATATACGTTATCCCAAGCCTGGCGGCTGGTCTGTTTCATACCAGTGTCACCATCCACCCAGTACGCAGTTGGGAGGAAATCCAATACACGGATCCTGGTCTGGTCACTGGTCATGTTTGGCAGCTTTCGTGCCATGCTCATAAATACGGACTGCTTCGGTGCGTCCTGAAAAATGGTAGATACTACCTGTTCGCGGATGATTGCCTCCGCATCAGATCTGCTTGTAATATGTACTGGCATAAATCAATTACCTCCTTATTCTCTTCCAAAAATACTTCTTAAGGCTTCATTTGCCCTTGTCTTTGTGTCCTCAGTTCCTTTACCGCCCGATCCAGGAGTATAAGAAACCACTTTGGGTATCTGTGTGTCCTGAAACAAATAGGCATTGTCTTTCTTGACTGCCTCCAGAGCAGTTTTAATATCCGCTTCCTGGTTCTTGCTGGCTTTCAGCTTCTCTACATCCATGAATGGCATTACCGCTTTCAGATCACGGGGCTTGTACCCTTCTGCAGTAGTCTTTAAAAGATCATTAAAGTCACGATCCGCAATCTGCTTCTGGTACTCCGCATCCTTGGCTGCCAGATCTGCGGTCAGCTTGATGACTTTTCCCTGCAAGTCCTGAACATTGACGCCCTCAAAGCTTTTCAGGGTTGTCTGGGCTGTATCCAACTGAGTCTTATAGTTATCTCTTTCTGTCTTTATGGCTTCAATATCCCTGCCATTCTCAGCCATAATGTTGTCCACCTGTTCCTTTGACAGGCCCATGTCCTCTAAAAATTTTCTCTTCATTTTCTTCCTTTCCCACTACGCTTTTTACGGGGTTGCTTCCCTTGTGCTGGTAGTTTTACGTCATTCCGGACAATTTTCTGCATAAAAATAACACGCATCTCTGCGTGCCTACTGCTCGATCTTATTACATTTGGTACACCGTCTTACATAACCGCCATAAGGACCGGAAGCCCGGCTCCAGTGCTTGCGGTAGTGATGGCAACATTCTTTTTTCTTGAAAAACCTCTGCCAGATCCATGATATAAGTCCCGTAAGATCACCTTCTTTCATTTGCGACGTCGCAATTATTCTTCATAAATCACGTCTAACCCATAAGCTATTGCGGCATCGTGTTCAATCCGACACCCTCTAGCCTTTTCCCAACCCTTGCAGAAATAAGCTGCATGGCAAAGGGACATATTTTCCAGACTTTTAGCAAGGAAACAAAGAGGTATCTGTACCACTCCACGTTCTTTCATCTTTTCATTGCTATACCATTCATCAGTAAACAGGGTGTTTACAATTTCATAACCTTTAGCTTCCAGTATCTTAATCGCCTGTTCCCTGGTTGCAATAATCTCTTCATCTGTTTTTCCAGCCATGGGCTGACTAAGCATTGCTTTCTTCATCTTCTTATCCTCTCTTTCTTAAAAATGGGCACAAAAATACCACCGGCCTACTGACTGGTGGTATTTTTTAACTTATTTCTGATTTTTTCTTTATAATCCTCAATTCCATTGTACTCATCCCAATTATATGGCGGAAATGGTGTGACAAAAGTCTCTTTCCACTTTGCCCGAAGATTTTTCATTTCATCATCCGTTTTTAAGTACTGAATTAAGTCCATCTGAAACATCCTTCATAATGTTTTAACAAATGGTATCAATAATTATGCCATTTGCATTTCTTACAAATTGTTTCCCAATCGTCTTTTTTCTTAAATCGATCAGGAAGCTTATCTGCTTTTAAACGCCCATCAACTGCATCTACATTTTCGATACAATCAATATCCTCAATCATTTCATCCACAAGAGGACATTTTACGAATCTATCATCTTCCATGTCTCACTATCTCCAATGCTTTCAAAATGTTGTCAGAATACTCTTCCCGCTTAAATGCAGTACGGATAAATGCATCCGATGTTCTTACGTATGCAGCTCCATCTTCACTGTAGTACCGCTCGAACTGCCCCTTCCAGACGGTCTCTGAAAATGATGCCCGGCGGATAAAACCTTTTGCTTCGTCAAAAGTTACTTCATGCTGCCGTTCATCGTTAATGTGTTCGCTGTCAAAGCTGAGTTTTTCAAAATCCACTTTGCTCGGTTCAAGATTAATCTTTCCCCGGAGACCCAATTCCTTTAACTCTGATTTTATTATAGCAATTCTCTTCCGTTTTTCAATAGCTTCCAGTTCTTCCTTGGTCGGATTAGCCTCACCAACTTTCAACCGCTCCCTCTGCTGCCGCAGGCCCATAGCCTTTGAAAATTCCACATAGGTCTTTTCTGTTAATCGCTTCCTGCATCTGGCAGCAGTCAGGTCATCTTTATCAGCTCTGGCCTTTTCCAGGAGCTTAATATCCTGTTTCTGCTTCCGGATCGTGCGTTCCAGCTTCCGCTGATACTGCAGCGCCGCATATGTATCATACTCTTTACCATGAAAGGACTTCTTTTCATTCTCTTTCCTGTTCTGCTCCACAAGCCACTCATCTGTGTATTTACGTTTTGAAATACCAGGAATAAAAGGAAAACGGATGTGGTAGCAGTTGATCCCAGCAAATCCCAGCATCTCTCCCAAACCACAGACAGTACGCATTTCAGCAGAGCTATATACTTTGCCCTGCCAGCTTTGGTGGTTCATGTATCCAGTTCCCGTGTTACGGGCTCCTAAATGCCATTCAACTTCCCAGTAGTCCGTTCCCAGCTCCTTTGCATTATGCTCATTCACCTTATCGGTCATCTGCGCAATGCCTGTCATAACAGCTCTCCTGGCCGCCACCTCAATACGGTCCGACCTTCCTGATGCATAATCAACCACCCGAACGCCACTGGATGTCATCTCATCGATCACATCACCGAT